CAACGCCACGAATGCCACCAGAAAAAGCGCTACTGATCTCACTCCAAACGTTACCAAAGAAGGTCTTTATTTTTTCCCAGTGCTGGACAATCAAACGAGCGCCGCCAACAATCGGAAAAATATAGTTCAAGATCGGGTAACGCTTGAATATGCCATCGACACTGGACCATAGATTGGTGAAAAACTGTTTGATCGGTGCCCAGTATTTCCAGATGAGGTACGCACCGACAGCAATCCCCGTGATGATCGCACCGATCGGGTTCATCATCATGGCCCGTCCCAACCAAAGTACCGCCTGCCCAGCAAGACGAATGCCACTCAACAGTCCGCCACCCAATAGCCTTCCAAGCGTCATGGCTCCGCGTCCCAACCAAGAAAAACCCGTTGCAAGTTTTGTCGCAGTAGATGCTCCTACTCCGAATAACTGAAAGACCATCGCCAGCCGTGATCCACCGCCAAGCAGCAAAGCACGGAACAAGGTGTACTTCGCTGAGACAGAGGTAAGACTGGTGGCCAGCATGAGCATTGGCGATTTAACGAAGAAATTCAAACCCCAACCGAGTGCCAGGGTAGCGATCTTCATACCGACGACGGCGGCCATAAATCCGACGACCGCACGGATTGCGCCTGGATGTGCTTCAGCAAAATCACCGATTTTCCCAATGATGGGTGTCAGTGTCGTCAGAAGACTTTTTAATGTCGGTACTAATGCGTTACCGATAGTGATGCCGACATCAGATACCCGTGTTTTGAATCGATCCCATGCTTTATTCGCTGTTTCAGCACGTTTCTGGTAATCGACATCGATGGTTCCCATTGCGTCTTTACTGCCCATTTGCTTTTTATTGCTCTGGTACTTATCCCAGTTCTGGCGCATGGCCAGTAAATGATTAATCGTCTGGATGTCCTGGAAAACTTCGCTTAACCCAAAGCTCTCCATCAGCTTGCGCTGCGCTTCTTCATCTCCTTTGCTGCCAGCTTCCTTCCACTGTTTCATGAAGCCGTCACCGCGTGATGCAATGAATTTCTGAGCGATCTCTAATGACGCTTCATAACTTGAATAACCGCCAGCCACCAGATTCTGCATCGACTGCTGATAATCAACACCAGCCTTGGTGTAGGCTTCCTTCGTGTGCTTGGTATTCATGTGCGAAAGCCAGTTACGTAAGTTCGTAACGGCTTCCTCACCCGAACCGGCACCTTCTCGACCAACTTCAAGGCTGGCAATGATCTGAGTCAACGCTTCCTGCCCTTTGATACCTTTGGCTGCAAACGCTGCAGTCATTTCAGGCAGCGCTTTTGCCATATCTTTCAACTCAAAGCGCCCCAATTTTCCACCATAGGCAGCGCGATTAAATGCCTCTTTTAATGCTTCGTCTCCTTTAATTCCGAGAGTTTCAGACAGTGAGAAAACCATGCCAGCAAGATCTTTCATGTCCGCATTCGTCGCGGTGGCGACTTTGCCTAACAGATTAGAGTAGGTGCCTGCCTGATTCGCATTCATACCGGCTGCGACCAAGGTGTTGACGCCGACTAAAATCGCCTCATGTGACTGACTTGTAGCCAATGCGGCCTTACGGACAGTTACACCTAACCTGATCTCTTCATCTTTGGCGAGGTTGCCTGTGATAGCAATGTCTCGCAATCCTGCTTCAAAATCAGCAGATTTCTTAACAGAGCCGACGACAGGAGCCGCGACGGTGGCTGCGGTAGCAAAGGTGCCAAACATCTCACCTTTCATTTCGTTTCTGGCAGCCCGGAGAGAGTCGCCTTTCGCCAGTTGTCCAGCTAATCTGACCTGCTTTTGTCTTACCTGGTCGATGCTCTTGCCGAGCAAGTCATATTGCCTCGTCAGGGCTGTCAAGTTTCTTGCTGGATGTGCCATGGCTTTTGCCATGGCATCACCCAGGCGGGTTTGTCGCGTCTTGAGATCGTCTGCAACTTTCCCTAAGCCGATCAGGGTCGTTTTTGAGCCAGCTAACGCCGTACCAAAACTGGCCAGTAACGTGGCACCGATCTTGACGCCTATATAAAACTCACTTGCCATAAGGGGTTTTCTGGTTTTAGAATGAACGAATGAACACTGACGACATCGCCGAAATCATCGCCACGACAACAATCACTTTGCTTCTTGCGGCATTGTTGGTGTGGCTTGTCGTAACGCTCCCGTTATGGAGCGTTCCTATCGTGTTCGCACTGGCTGCTTTTTTTTGCTTGGCGTTGTTGGGACCGGTGGTTGCTATCGGTGCTTACTGTATTGCCGGGATATTCGCAGCGGCTAAATGGCTGATCAGTCATCGCCGTGTTCGCGTTTAATCTGCACACTTGCTTCCTTGACCCAGTCCCTGAACTCATCCAGCATCAAGCCATCAATCTCACTCGGCTGAAACCGGAACCACCTCGCTAGTAGACCCATCCCTGACTGGAGATGCTGGGGTGACACCCACGTATTCCAGAAATCGTGCTTTCACCTGCTGATAGTCTGCAGCATCCATTTCGTCCAGGTCTTCGGGAATGATGTTGCACATACGGCTGACGCCCAGCATTTCCAGCAAGACTTCATCGCTGCCGGCTTGCTTTCCGATGGCTTTTAAATCTTTGACTTTGAGACGACGTAACTCAAGTGATGTGATGCTGACACCAGCAGCGGTGGTGAAAGGAAATTGCAGATCCATAGTAAGCCTCATTTGAACGTTATTAGGAAGGGAGTCCTATTGTCGGTTCCGATGCTTATCAGGTCAGTTAAACTGCATTAAAAGAAAACGCCCCAAGATGACTTGAGGCGTTTTTGAATATGATTGCTTTAGTATCTAACTATCCACCGATATTTTCCCTGTAGGTCGCCAGCATGTCTTCGCCGTTGACTTTAAACACGTTGGACAGATAATCGAGTTCCAGTACCTCCTTACCCTTGACGACTTGTTTAATGTACGTCGCTGTAAATGACGAACTGAACTCTGCGTTGTCATGCTGCTTGAAAGTACCAAGTGGATTTTTCTTAAACATGACCGTCAGAAACGTCACTAACGAAACCTCTTCAACCCGGCCGCCGGACGTGTACGTTTCGATACTGGAACGGCACTGTATCTGCACGGTTTTAAATGGGTTTGCCATTGCAGCGGCGGATTCTTCATACAATGAATTCCATTTTATCTCTCCCTCAAGCTTATCAAAGCCAGACGGGAGTTCGATTTTACCCACCATACCGAGCGCTTTATGTTCGGCCATGATCGCAGTAATATCAGGCAGCTTTACTTCTTCAGCACGCCCAAGCATGTTAGTGCCTTCAAGGTAAATATTGGCATTAACAATACGGTTCACTTGGATTTTTGACATAAATTACCCCTTATTGACCAAGTTGCTTGATCAGGTCGATGTTAATGAAGGACTCAAACGTCATACGCTCTGCCGGAGTTGGTGGCATAAAGTCGATATCAAAGACCAGATGCCCCAAGGCGATTTCCGTTGGTGGGTTTTTGTTGCGGTCGTAGGTACATTTGCCATCCAGTAACGCACCGCGCCCAACCATTACCCGGATGAATGCGTTCACGCTTTCAGTGATTGAATCGATTAATGCATTGTTGATCGGCATGTCGATGAACTGCAGCATGGAGTATTCAACTGACTCATGCAGAATATCGGCGGTACGACGCACATTGATGAAGTTTTTCGGATGCGTTACCGATGGCCATGCCGCAGAGCGGTTTCCCCAGGTGCGAATGCCGGTACCAAAAGTATTAAACAAAGTCGTGATGCCGACTTCATTGAGCAAATTGACCTCACTTTGTGGATCATTGATCATCGCAGACAACTCGCGCTCAACACCGACGATACCCTTGATCTCGGTGTTAGACGGACTCCACCAATAACCTTTTTCCGTGTCTTTGGCACACATCACGCCAGCCAGGCGTTGCGAGTAAGGCTCTAGTCGCTCACTGTCAGTTGCCGTGTCATAGACCTTCAGATGCGGATAGCACAAAACTGCGCGACCACTCGACGTGTTGAAGTTAATGTTGCCAGTTGGCCCGCGTCCTGATATCACCTGGTCGTATGTGGTACCGATCGGAGCATCAAGCAAGGTGACACCCCGTAATTTGCCAGCCAACACAATCAGCTCGCTGGCAACGGAATTCAATGTACAGAACCCCGGTGCGATCAGAATTTTTGCGAAGAATCCCATCGCGTTATAGGTATCGAGCAGCGCTTGCATGCCTGTCCGTTTGCCGGCATTGTTCACTTGTCCGATCACATCGGCAGCGGTCACTTTGCTGGGGTCGGCATATTCATAGCTGACTTTGAGTTTGCCGTTGGCATCAATTGCACCGCCAGCCTTGCGGAGAATTTCGCCGCTCAGACTATCACTGGTGTAGTCCACATTCAGCACATACGTCGTGGTACCGGCTTCATTTTTAATGACCGCTTCCGCCACCCACGCTGGTTTTTCTGTCTTACCTAAGTCGCCAGTCAAGGTCACAAGTTCGTTTGGAATTGCTGTTTTATGCTTGGTTGGATCGAGAACGTTAATCACAATCACAGTACCTGCGCCTTGATCGAAAATTGCATCCAGCGCCTGCGGTACGGAGAAACCGGATAACTGCCCACCAAATTGCGCAGCCTGTCTATCAGACAAGACGATTGTGGGCGTATTCACTGCACCTGTCGGCGCAGTCCCTATCAAGCCAATAACAGCAGACTTGACGGTGCGGATAGGACGCGCACCTTTTTCGACTTCAATGGTTTCAACACCATGCAGAAAATTAGCGGCCATCACTTTCTCCTTTTGCCTTTGAATTTTTGGCAACCGGGATCTGAGTCAGGTGACCCAGTGCCAACAATGTTTTGGTGTATTCATCCTGTTCAGGCAATTCAACATCGCCGCCTGGATTCAGCATCACCTCTTGTCCACTCGCCAGCGTGACGCCAGACAGTGGGCCGGTATAACGGTATTTCGTATTCATACACTGGACTCCTCTTTATTAATTGTTCCATCCGACATTTTGCTTATCTCGATTCGGTTGTATTCATCTTGCGTTGTGATAGTCGTCAGCAAAGCTCCGGGTTCAACCTCATCTGCTTCGATCAAAATGCTTTCCGTATTTACATCCAAGGCGTATTGCCAAATACCGGCCGACTCGCCAAGAAATTTCTCATTGACTGCCCATATTTTTCGACGGCAGCCAGGTGGTTTAAACCCGATTAAAACTGCCCGCACTTTATCCAGTACCTCTATTGCCCCCTCAGATCCATTCAACAGACGCATCACGACCGTAATTGAGAGCGTGATTATTTGACGCTGAACGACCATGCCGACATCTTCAGTCTCACCAAAGCGACTACCCGCGTAACTGACGAGTAAGGCTCCCTTTGGGTGATTGAGTCTGTATTCCGACGGCTTATCAGGAAAATTTTCGACCGCCAGTTTTGGTATCTGGCTTTTCAAACGATCGACTACAGACTCGATAATGTGCAGCGTTGCCATAAATACCTATTTGTATTGATCAAGCATGCTGCTTGTGAAGCGCCGTGCCTTTGCGCGAACCTTGATTTCTCCTGGTTCCGGGACGGCTTCGCCAGTGGGAATGCCGATTGTCAGCTTGCCACCGCGAATAGACTCAAGTAAATGCACGGAAGACTTATAGGTACGGGTAACGGCTTCCGGAAGATCTGCTCCTTCGGGGCGGCGGGTGTAAAGCCAATAGCGGGCCAGATTGACGGTAATATCTTTGATGACCGATGGCACTGGATCTGAGCTGCTTCCTAACGGCAGGTTATAACGCCCGCGCAGGTACGCATCGATCAGTTCTTCCGCTTGACGCACAGCCTCGCCGACCACTTCCTCCTTGATGGCAGTAGCGTCTTCATCATCATTCGACAGCCAGATCAGGGTCTGGCCGGGAATTGATAATTGCAGGTCGGCGAGAGTGCAATAGCGCATATCGAACTCAGATGCCGCGCACGATACGGATCAGGTCGCCAGCAGCGACGGCGGCGTCCCAGGCATAGCCGTTACTGATGCCAGCTGCTTTGGGGATGGCACGACCTGTCGCATCGACCTGGACTTCGGCACCTGCAGGGATCGCCGCACCAGCTTCCACCAGAATGATGCCGTTGACATTTGCCGGAGCCACGCCACCGGCTTCGGTGCCAGCTTCGACCACGCCAAGCGCTTTGGTGCCAGCGGCACAAAGATTACCGTCAAAACCAACAAAGCGCCGGGCAGAAAGATCGGCCAGGGCGATGATAGATGCAGTCAGAATGACTTGTTGAGTTTTCATGCTTTGTCCTTATTATCGGAATTGCCTTGCGGTGCGCTATCTTTCGATGTTTTTGCGCCACCGTCCTTTTTAGCTGGTGGTTTAACTTCGTCGGCAATGGGCTCTAACCATTTGCTCAGTGCGCCAGCAGCATCGCCATCCAATTCAATCGTGCTGCCTTCTGGATATACCTGGTCGTGATGCTTGATATCGATATTGCGCACTTTGTAGGTAGCTTTGATTTTTTCCGTCATAGCGTCACCTGGATCAAGGATTGATATCAGCGATCAGGTAGCCAGCATCGGCACCGACCACCACCGGCTTGTAGACATCGGTGTGGCGCACATTGCGTACCTTGCCGCCTTCGGTGTCGTACTTGTCGGTCTCTGGAAAACCTTTCTTGCGCAGGGTGTAACCGAAAGAAGGTTCTTCGTAGTCGGCCTGAGTACCGGTCTTAGGTTTGGCGACATAGGCCAGAATCAGGTTGTCACCCCAGATATCTCCAGTTGCCGCATCGCCGGCCAATGCTTCGCCGATCTGGATGTCGTCGATACCGAACAGAACGCGCAGATGATCCAGCGTGACCAGCTTGCGTTCGGTGCTGCCCAGCGCTGCCTGCAGCTTGGTATGGAACTTGAGCGATTGATATACCGATGCACCCATAACAATGGTGTTAGGACGAATACCGATACGGCTACGAACGATTTCCTTACCCGTTTCTACATCAGCGATCGGATCGCCACCGTTGGCGGCCCACCGAGCCGAGCCAGACAGTATCTGCTTGGCACCACTCAGATAGGTAGATGGGTTTTGTGCCAGACTGGCGCAAGCCCACTCGCGGCGCAGGTCGATAGCATCCTTGACGCGCTTGGCGGCACGGGATTCGGCATCAAACATCGATTCCTGTTGTTCACGGTAATCGACCGGATAGGCCAGATCGTGTTCACGTAAAACCACGTCGATGCTGTCGATGTCATCCGGCGTCATGACATTGGAGCGGGCACGGATGGCGCGTTCGGTTTCCCACAAACGGAAAGCCTCCTTGCCAAACAGCGGAACGATGGCGCCTTCTTTTTCGGAGAGGGCGATCGGGAACAAGGCTTCCCCGATGTACTGGGCATTGCGATAGCCACGTGCAATGCTGGTGAGTACCGGGTCAACGACCCGTAGTTGTCTGAGGCGATCAGCCATGTTGACTCCTGTAATTTAAGTGTTGAGAGATGGACGATGTTGGGTTATTGGCCTACGAGCTGGCGCACGGCCTGCTCGTAGGGAATGTTTTTCTCGGCCGCCAGATCGCTGGCTTTGGAGTGCAAAGCAAGGCGATCCGGATCAGTAGATTTTTCTGAGAATTCGGCAACGCTGGCATCACCCGACTTACCGGTGCCAACCTTGTCTTTGGTCGCGTGCTCGCCAAATTCGACCACTTTGGGCAAGTCGCCAAGAAAGGATTTAAAGGCGGTAGACAAGCTACTCTTTTGATCACCTTCGCCAAATTCCAGCGTGGTGTTTCCTTCGGTGAAGTCGAGGAAAGCCACGACCGAAGCGCGATGTTTCGGTGCCAGAGTGCCAGCATTGATCAAGGTTTCGGCATACGCCAGGTTGTCGGTATGCAGCTTGGCGAGCGCTGAGGCTTTTTGTTCAGCCTCGGCGGTGGCCAGCTTTTGTTTGAGCTGGGCGTTTTCTGCTTCCAGCTTAGCTGCTAGTTCTGGACTCACATAATTCTCCTCTTGAGTAGATTGATTGACAGGGGATGCGCCTGTCGTCGCGTTTAAAGTTGCACTGCCAGGGTCAGCAAATGCGGTGCGGCCAGTGTCGTCGTCAAGACGTGCAGCAGCGCGGATAGATTCGATTTCCCAGTCCGGAACCACTTGATCAGCGGTCTCCTGGTCAAATTTGGACAACAGCCATTCACGCATGCGACGCCAGAGGGAGGCATTGGTATCCATCCCCCAGTCTCCGAACTCGACCACGCCATCTTCGGCATCAGCAAATTCAGCTTGTTTTAAGCCCTTGACAGCTGGTGGTTGGGCACCAAGAAAGCCGACATGACGCAGGTAGTACACACCGGGAACAGGATTGTTCGCAGCATCTGGCAGATAGAAGCTGGCACTGATTTTCTTGTAACGACCAGTAGCGACCAGTTCGGCAAAATCTGCATCGACCTGGTGCGGTTCGGCGTTCAGACCTTCATTGGTGCAACTCAGCGATTTAACCCATCCATACGCAGGAGCATCATGACGCGGGTGGCCAATGACGATAGGCGCTTCGTGTTTGGCAGGATCGTAGGCGCGGGCACTGTCGGCCAGATCTGATTCAGAGAAAGCCAGAGTGACACCAGACATTGCAGTCTGGTTACCTGGCTTAAAAATGTGCAGTGGTTTGGGTGTCGATGTAGTCATGCCCAGATCTTCGCGTGATCGGGACAATCGGTCTTTTAATCCAGTTTAACAATTACCGGAGTAGTTGCATGGACGACTTCAATGCGGGGACGGTGTGAAAAACGCTTTACAGGCCTTTACAGACGTATTCGGCACCGGTTCCGTTAGCGTTGGATATGTTGATCGGTTTAAACGCTCCTGAGCGCTTAAATTCCGGCTGCAGTTTGCAAGTGATAGAGAACAGTTTCGAGCACAGCTTGCTCGGCCTCTGGTTGCAACTTTCCGTCTTCGGTGATCGGCAGAAACGGACGTGCAGGAATACTGACCTTTTTACCTCGTCCTGCATCACCACCAAATTGATGAATCGCGGCATATACTTTGTTGCTACCGATAACTGCGTGGTTACTATCTGAATCAGTTGTAATCGATGAAGCCAGTGCGCCCGTATGCTGCAGGATACGAAAACCACCATCTTTTATCCGCTGCGCAGAGGCCTTGAGCTTACCGTCCTTGCGATATGCCTTTGCACCACCCAAACGCGAATGCAGCGTTGATTCCGCCAATGATTGCCACTTCGGGCGGCCTTCTGCCCGGAAGTTATTTTCAGTTTCGGTTGCCAGTGTTTGGGCAATTTTACGCATCGCCGGTGCGAGGTTATGCGCGCCGGAATCCAGACTACTGATCGCTTGCCGCAATAGTTGGTCATCAATGGCGATGTTGATCATGCTCATTTCAATTCCTTTTTTGCCAATGGCGCTAAGGTCCCAGTGTAGCGTGACGGATCTGGCTGCCAGGCTGCAGCTCCTGGGTTGTAACTCCATCCGACATCGGGCGACACGGTCACTGTTTTTCCCGTTGCCGGATC